AAGTTGTGTCTAGACGCGGAGACCACGGGGCTCGATTCGCACGTCGCGAAACTGCGTTTGCTGCAGCTCTGCACTACTGACGAAAAGGTAGAAGACAGAACTGTCTACGTCTTGGATCTGTTCAAAGTAAAGAACACAACGGGGTTAAAGGAGCTGATCGAGAGCCGCGAGATGCTTTTGGGTCACAACCTGAACTTTGATCTTCAGTTCCTTATGTCTTTGAGTATCGACTACAAAGGGAAGATATTCGATACCTATGTGGCTGAGCGCTGTCTCCGCGCCGGCTTTAAGGAAAAAAAGATCTCTCCAAAACTCCAAAAGCCTTACTTCGATGACGTCAGCTGCTCACTGAAAGCAGTAGTAAGTAGGCGACTAGAGCTCGACATCAGCAAAGAGCAGCAGGTATCTGACTGGAGTAAAGAGGATCTTGATATCGAACAAATCGAGTATGCGGCTAAGGACGTCGATCTCCTACCCAGCATCGCAGCAGATCAACTTAAGGAACTGGTGGAGGAGTCGCTGCTAGATATCTACTCACTCGAATCCAAGTGCGTACGCCCTGTGGCAAGAATGTGTCACAGAGGGTTCAACGTAGATGTTAATAAGTTAATAACATTAAGAAACTACATAAAGCACAAGCTAGAAGAAGTAACATTAGAATTTTGCACTAAGCTCGACGAGGCTCTGCCCTCGGACCTCAAGCTCCCAAGAAACATAGATGGATCTCTTGCAATCGGAAAAAACCTCCGAAAGGAATTCAACCCTGGATCTGGTACGCAGTGCAAAAAACTCTTCGACGCACTTGGCGTTGCTCTACCAACAAACCCTTCTACAGGAAAAAGTACTCTCAATCAGATCCAACTCGCAGAGTTTGATAGCGACGACCCCCTACTCACCCTCTACCGAAAGCGGACAAAGATAGAGACTCAACTAGAGCACGCTGAGAAACTCATAGCCAACGTCAACCCAATCACCAACAGGATTCACTCCGGATACAACCAGTACGGAGCAAACTCAGGTCGATTCACTTCAAGCGGCGCCAGAAAGACCAGCGCTAAGAAAGTTAAAAATCAATTTGCGATCAACGCACAGCAAATCCCGAGAGATAAGGAGTTTCGGGAGTGTTTTGTAGCCACGCCCGGCTACAAACTGATCATCTGCGACTTCAGTCAGATTGAGCTGCGACTAGGTGCGGAGCTGATCGGTATTCCTCAAATGATCCAGGCTTTCAAACAGGGTCATGACTTACACACTGTTACAGCCAGTTTGATCTACAAGGTGCCGCTTGAAGAAGTTACAAAGAGCCAGCGCCAAGAAGGTAAAACTTTGAACTTCGCTTTGCTTTACGGAATGGGTTTCCGAAAGTACAAGACTTACGCAGCGCAGAGCGGGAAAATCATCTCACTCTCAGAAGCCAAGGTCGCGCATCAGGCTTTCCACAACGCTTATCCACGGCTCAGGCAATGGCACCGCGAACGCGCAGCTCTGGTTGAGGATGGTTGGACTTACGTTCGAACCCCTCTGGGCAGGAGGCGCCTGCTTTCATACGACGACGCAACCATGACTGCGTGTGCCAACACGCTTATACAAGGGGCAGGTGCTGATATCCTTAAGCTGTCTTTAGCGAATTTGAGCCCTCACCTCGGTGATGAGGCTCACTTAGTTGCCTGTGTTCACGATGAAATCGTGCTTGAAGCCGTTGAAGACAAGGTTGAACACTACAAAGAAACACTGGAGCGTTGTATGAAAGAGGCTGCAGAAACCATCCTCAAAGAGGTACCGGCAAAAGCTGATGCTAGTTTCGGTGACGACTGGGCGGACAAGTGATCATGACTCAAACTAAAAAACGCTCCCGGCCCCTATCGCCAAGCAAATTTAAAGTAGGTGATCGAGTCACAGAGAACATAAAAAACATCACTTGCTTTAATCCTTTTGCAGATCAAAAGGTAAAGGATCAAGTCTCACAGTACGTAAACGGCACTCGCGTAGGCACCGTTAAAGAAGTATTCGTGAAAACGAATAAGAGAGGCGACCGCAGGCACTACGCTTCTGTCGTTTGGGATGGGTATAAGTCAACAACGGAGCACGAACAAGGTCGTTTAGCGATCCACACGGCGTCGCAGATACAAGAGGAGAAAAAGATCTCAGGCTCTCACAAAAAGAAATCCGTCGCGGCCGTAGAGATTCTGAATCTGGATGCGGTAAAGGAAAAAGAAGTCTTTACTGCAAAGACGGAAAACGGTTATGTGGGCTGTGTGCGAATGTCCAGTGGGATCTGTTTTACGGTTGACGTATTCTCCAGCGCTTTAGAAGCGGCTAATAAAGCACGGAGCCTTAAGAAACAACTAGACCTTCCCGTAGCTCAAGAATGTAAAGAAACCAAAAAAAACACAGAAGAAATTAAAAAATGTGTAGTCAAAAAAACCAGTAAAAAGGTAGCCTTGAGGTCGAGATTGTACACCCTCGACGAGACCAAGGCAATGCCGCTCCTGCGTTTCCAAGAGGTGTGGGTCATTATAAAGGACTCTATGTATGTCAGTGACTGTTTAGACAAAGAAAGGCGCAATTTGGTGAGCTACACATCAAACAAAGAAAAAGCGTTATACTTTACATGCCATGAAAAGGCTAAAATGACTATGCGTGTACTTAAAGGGACAATAGGGCCTGGGTTTGACCTAAAGAGATTTTTTATCGAGAATAAGTAAACAGAGCGGATGTAGTCATGCGATTTGCAGGAGATTTTTTTGGTGTGCCGTTAACCACGGCTGCCGAAGAAAAAGGATCCGTGCTCGCGGATTATTTCCCTGAGCTTAAAAAGATTCGAGAAGGCCAGGGCGAAAGTGAAACGGGAGCTCGCGGTTACGGAAACACGCAAGCGGTTACTCCGTTCACGGGGTTTAAAACCATGGAAGGCTCCCCTCGGGCGTCATCTGCCCCTCAATTCTTTGGGTTTAAAACTTTTGAGCAGGCAAAGGCAAAATAAAACTGGGTCGCATAAACGAATATCGTTTAAAGTAAATACAGTATTCTGCGGCTAATCCGTAACTACTAGGTTTTAGCGATGACGGCAACTCCTACTAATCCTGATTACGAAAAGTTCGGCCGTACTCTTCGTAAAGCCGGAAATATCTTTGGGTTCGATTTAGCATCTCTTTTCGAAGACGAAGAGGGAGGTGCTGTCGAAGGTTTTGAAGGATTCGCTCCTACTTTTCGGGTTGAGAGCCAGCTGAAAGGGCGTAGCCCCAGCACGATGACTTATAAAGCACCAAAAACTCCATCAAGAACAGCGACATTTGAGCTTGCTCCAAAGCTCTCGTCAGCTATTGGTGGAGAAACCCAAACGTCCACGGGGGGCAAGGAAGAGGAAGCTCCGGTTCAGGAAAAGGCCGATCGCCTACTTAGTAGCTTTATAGGAGAAGGCGGTACCGCTGGTTCTATCGGCGCCATGGGGGTGGGGCGTGCGATGGAATTCGGTTACACACCAGAGGAAATCCTCGGTAAGGCACGCGCTGAGAATCTCACATTTGGGGAGCAAGCAGCTCGTGGTCTCGGTATCAGTACTGACCTTAAGGGGTACACCGGAGAAGGTGCAACAGCTGGTGCATTAGGACAAGCATCAGTTGAACGGATGCGTGCTCAGGGTCTTTCGGATGACGCCATCAGATCACTCGCACAACAACAAGGTCTTAAATTCGGAGAGTCAGCGGCTAGAAACCTGGGCGTCGGCGCTGCTCAAACCTATCAACCTCCCGCTCCAGCGGCTCCGGCTATTGCAAGTTACGCGGCACCGCCTTCTCAAGGTGGTACAGCGGGTGCGATCGGTTTAGCGGGTATCGAAAGAGCAGCCCGTGAGCAGGGTATAAGTACCGCAGAGGCGGCTCGACGTGCGGTTGCTCAGGGAACAAGGCTCGGAGAAGCAGCTCAGAGACTTTTAGGTTAATATTTAGCGTCTCTTATTAGATCTATGTCTACTGCTGTGACTTTTAGATCCTTCAAAGGCGTTAACGGTGAGCCTAACGGTTTCGGTTTGGCTGCATTAGAAAGGGCTCGCGAAGCTGGTTTCAGCGATAAAGAAATTGTCGCTGGCGTAGAAGCAGAAGGTCTCCACTTTGGCGAAAAAGCCAAAGAAGCTTTAGGCGGCTTAATCGCTAAATGAATTACGAGCTACGCTATAGGCAGTAGCGAAGAGTTCGTGAGGTTACTAAAACGCCTTCTTGAAGGTAAATTTGGGGTATGGCTTGGGCTGTACCCCATTTTTGCTGCAAACGAACAAGATCGTAGACGTATTATCGAGGCGGCAGATTTCCAGCCAAATGACGTCTACTGACTACTGTCTAGTCATTGAGCGAGATCAAAAAAAACTAGAGCTAGCTGTGACGGCAAACGATTCCAACCACGCGCAGGCTCAAGCTGCCGATATAGTCCGTGCGCTCCAAGCTAATACATTCTCACTATCATACAAGAGCATACCCAAGAGCGATCTAGCCATTCTTTTTAGAAAATTGGCAGCGAGCGACTACCAGCACCAGCACTGTGAGGACTGGACAGGCTCGTTTTGCAACGGATCCCCAGTCGTATATGCACTCGGGGCCAGATACTACGTGCGCCCCTTGATACTAGATTATCTTGAAATCAACAAAGATGGTTGCGTGAAGCCGTCTTGCGGTAACCGGCTTTGTGTCAACCCGTACCACAACTCTTACAAGAAGATGAAAGCATCAAAACTTGGTGACGCAGACACGAATTTGGTACTAGCATTCTCCAGCC